TACACGTTCAACAACATCGAACCATTGTCCTTTACCTACGTTTTGTAGAGCTTGAATTAAAAACGTTTCTGCGCCTTGTGTAACTGCTGTGCTTAAACTAGCTATGTTAGCTTGAGGGCGGCGTTGTCCAGTTTTATCTTGGAAACTGTAAACTGCTACACTAATTGGTTTACCAGTAGCAGGACCTGGAATAGTGTCAAATTCTTTTTTGACATTAGTCATTTGTCCTGTTACTTCAGGTGTCTTATCTAATGCTCCTGTGCTTTGCATAACAGCACAACCAGAAAGCATACTTAAAATTGCTAGGGCTATAAATGTCTTTTTCATGATTTAATTCCCTGGCATTTGGAATGAGCTTAGTGGCACATAAACACAACTCATACCAGTGTCTGTACACGAAGCTGAACTTGGGTTAGTTGCAGTAGGATCTGCAATTTTTAACATAATGCAATAGCCATATGCTGTAGAGCAATTAGCATCATTTGCACTACTAACTCTTCCCCAACTAATATAGTTGCCTTGGAAGTCAATATTTCCTGAGCAATTTGTGTTTGTTGATGACGTGCAATTATTATTTGCAAACATAGCAGTAGCTACGTTTTGACTTATTTGTGCATAGATACGTGATTCTAAGTTGCTAACAAACTTATATAAATTTGTATTCTTTTTGTCTGCAGCAGCTTTATCAATTTCAGCCTGTAGTTTATCAGCACGTTCTTTTTCACGTGTTCTTTCTTGATTTTCTACAGTTAAAACATGACTACTATAACCTACACCATTAAAAGCAGGACTCTTAAATTGATAATCGCTAAGAGGTGCTGCTGTTGCAATTAAAGGCAATAGTAGTGTGATTATTCCTAATTTTGTTTTGGACATTGGTTCGCTCCCGGTATCCTGTATTATATTTACAGTAACGGAAACGAAAATTAAACGCTGAGTTTAATCTAGATTAAACTTCTTCAGGTTCTGTTTCTTTTGGAGGAACAAACGGTGTATATAAACGTTTTGCTTGAGGAACTTCCCTCGGTTTAATGACTGTTTTTACTAGTTGTGGGAACTGTTGTTCTAATTCTGCAATAACTTGATCTGTCGGAACACCTGCCAATTTCATTTCATATGCAGCATTAGCCATTTTTTGAATAACACGTTGATCTTTGACATTACGTAAATTTGCAAATTTTGTAGCCCAACTTACAAATGCAGCTTTTTGTTGAGCAATAAACTCAGGTGTTTGTTTCTTTGGCAATTTCGCTTTATCAGCTCTTAATGCCTTTTCTAGGCCTGGTGCAACAACATCAGTTCCGTAAGTTCTTGGATTGATTTCAATTTGTGGGTAAACTGTTCTTGCAGGATTTGCACCGCTTAGATAAATGGTTTGTGCGTGTAATCTTAAACCTTTTGATCCTAAATCTTCTGCCTTAGTATACCAAACAAATGTGCCTGCACCTAAATCAATATATAAAACACCATCGTCGTGTTTTCTAGCCATATAGTAATTAAATGTGGCTTGACTATATGCCTGTAATGCTCCATTGACGTCACCAGATTCGATTGATGATAAAACAGTATTAATATTTTTCATCAATCGTTGTCTATATTCTGGACGAGGTGGGCGATATCCTTCTTTAGTTGAATCGCCCCAGTTTCCAAAAATTTGTTTAATATTGTATCGTATCAAACCCAATAATGTACTAGATTCATCGGGACTTGCTGCTTTAACTAGTTCAATTGCAGTTGTCAAACTTAAACCGCTGTCGCCTAACCCTTTTTTAGCTTGATTAGATAACAGACCTTTTGACCCTAATTTTTTTATTAAAGCAGATGCAAATGCGTTGAGTTTTTTAGATCCTTCTGCGTAATCTGCTGTAGGGCGAACTTCTTGATCACCAAAACGAGCAGAACTTTTCTTAAGAGAACCTTTTTTGTCTGGAGCAGTATCCGATGTTTTAACTTCAACAGATAATGTCTTCCCGCCATATTTGACTAATAAATCTCCCTTGGTGCTCTCTGGTTTGTTAATTCTTTTACTTAACACACTTAGGCCAAATTCTCCCTTACCATGTCCTAGTGCCATAACTCTCATTAATTCATCGACTAATTCTTGAATTAACGGATTAGTATCGTAACCTGCAAAAACTTCAGAAAAGCCTACACGATCTCCTTCTAACATTTTGTCAAGATTTACAAGTTTATCAGCCCTCCATAAACTATAAAGTTCATTGCGTTGTTCAGGAGTGGCATCAATGCTTATGATATAACGAGCTAATAGTTGTTGTGCAGCATTTACAGTTGGATCGCCGATACTTTTAAGGTCTTTATTGATCAACCCTACTCTTCCGCCGGCATTAACATCTCTTAGTAAATCTTCAATTTCTCTTAGAGTCTTTACTGTGCCTTCGTCCGCTGGTAATTGTTTAATTTTTCCAGCTAGGGCATTTTTTAAGTCGGCAATGGCATCTGCTGCCATCTCAAAAATAGGGGTAAGAATTTTAATATCAGAAAATCGCATAGTAACAATATTTATGCTATTTCTGGGAAGAGGCAGTCCTGTATGAAAACACGTACATCGTCTTCGTTTAGCCCTAAACTAGCCATAACACGCGGTGTATGTGGATTTTGTTTTTGATTATCGCAATAGTAATTTTGATATGTAGTGGTATCTAATGCTGTATTATTAGTTTCCGCTACTGTTTCTAAGTAGTGTGCCAGGGTATCCCTAGCCATTTGTGTAATTTGTTCTAATTCTGTTTCATCTTGCACATTGCCTGCTGCTACCATGTGCGGGCTAAAAATGCGTTTTGCCCAGTCCGGAAGTTCACGTTCTCTGCGCCATTCTAGTCGCTTGACATATTCACCAAACCAATCCATCATAGGATGAAACTGATCGCCAGCGGCACTATAATCGTGAAAACAACCAGTCATTTTGTTTTTGCCAGCTACAACATCAAAGCCGTATATAGGAGCAGGATTGTGTATGTGTGGGAAGATACAACAATGCATCATCCACAGGCCTTTAGTTTCACGAGCATCTACGACATCAACGTGAGCACGGCGATAATCATTACTGGTCCAAACGCGATTGATCCAACCAGGCTGATTAAACCTATCCATTCCAGGTTCAAATATTTCTTTACCTGTAGCATCAAAACTTTCCTCTAATAGATGTTGAATATCTATCAGTGTATCCCATACTTTACTCATAGTCTTTGGCTACATCCATCAACTGTTCAAATAGTGTTGTAGCAAAATCAAAGCAAACTTTTGCTTCGTCGGCCATGCTGTCGTCAAGTTTGGTTCTAATAGCATTTTTAATTTCTTCTGTGTCGCCATTAAATTGATAAAACTTACCACTACCTGGTACACGTTTACTAATCATTTGTCCGCCACTTAGATCACCCATGTGACGAACATAAATGTGTGCCATTAGTTTATGTGGGTCTTCTTTTATGCTTAAGATGTATTTTATGTAGTCGTTAACAACTGGACAAATTTTAGGTTGTTCTGTATTGTCTCTTCCCCACAGTTCAATAAAATCTTCAAGAATTGCAGGTGCTCTACGTATATCAGGGATGCCGTGCAATAACTGATGAGGCATAGCACAAGCCTCTAGCACTTCATACATTGGGTGTTGATTTTTAAGATATGTTGCGTATAACTTAGGATTAATATTTCCCGAAAATAACAACTTAACAAACGGTCTAGTCTCTGCTCTTCGATGCTGTTCGTGTGTGGCTTCTTTTAAACTCATTCTTCCTCCAGTTTGATTTGGAGAGGAAATCCATTAGTACGTGCCTGTTGTGTGGCTTCAACTGCTTTGGCCTCTGCAATTTCAAAACTGTAAACACCAGCGATTCCGCTTCCTGTTTCATGAACTTCTAACATGATTTCTTTTGCGGTTTCTGGAGTATGTTTGAATATTTCAACTAAAATTGAAATTACAAATTCCATAGGAGTTGAGTCGTCGTTAAGCAAAATAACTTTCCAACGCTTTGGCTCTTGAATAGTTACTTTGATTTTTTCATCTAGTTGAATATCAGTACTAGGCATTTCGTTCTCTTTCAAAGTTGGGGGAGTTTCCTCCCCCGGTTGCTGTTATTTAATTTCAATTACACGAGGCTTCAGTGCTTCTGGAATGATACGCTCAATTTGAATCTTAAGCATACCGTCTTTAACTTCAGCACCTCTTACTTCCATGTATTCTGCTAGTGTAAAATGTTGTTCAAAATCTCTAGCAGCTAACCCGCGATGTAAATATTCCTTGTCTTCGTCGCTGGACTTTTTACCTGTAATTTTTAGTTGATCTTGATCAACTTCTACAGTGATTTCTTCTTTACTAAATCCTGCTACTGCAACTTCAATACCGTAATGTGTTTCATCATACTTTACAATATTGTGTGGAGGATAATTTCCATTTTGGCTTCCTTGAAAGAATCGATCGTTGAAGTAACGATCAAAACCAACTAGGGCTCTGTTTAATTGGGCTAGTGCCGCTGTATCAATAGTTCTTAATTGTGTCATTTTAGATCTCCTTTATTAAGCAAGAACTTTGTAGGGCCCGACTATCGGCACCCTACAGTTTTATTATAAGACGATTAGTCTTTTTTATCAACCTCTTTGAACTCCGCATCTACGGTTTGTTCGCCCTGTGGTTGAGCAGGGTTTTGAGCGGCAGATTCAGCGGCTTGTTTCTTAGCCATAACTGGACCTGCTGCTTCAAAAAGTTTACCAACAGCTTCGTTAATCTTTTCTTTGTCATCACTAGACATAGCTTCATTCAACGATGTCTTGGCTGTTTCGTAAGCTGACTTTTCTTCGTCAGTTAATTGATCCTTGTAAGTTTCAAAGTCTTTATTAACTGAATGGCTTGCAGCTTCTGCTTGATTTTTTGCATCGATAAGTTCACGAGCTTTTTTATCTGATTCTGCATTTTCTTCTGCTTCACGAACCATACGTTGGATCTCAGCCTCGGATAGTCCACTGTCTGATTTAATAGTGATTTTATTTTCTTTACCTGTGCTTTTATCTTTAGCACTGATATTCATAATACCGTTGGCGTCAATATCAAATGTAACTTCGATTTGTGGCATTCCACGTGGAGCAGGATTAATACCATCTAACTTAAACTCGCCTAGCATCTTGTTATACTTAAACAGTTCACGTTCACCTTGTGCTACCTTGATATCTACAGCAGGCTGATTGTCTTCTGCTGTAGAAAACACTTGACTGGCTTTAGTAGGAATAGTTGTGTTCTTTTGAATTAACTTAGTGAACACACCGCCCATTGTTTCAATACCAAGTGACAATGGAGTAACGTCTAGTAATAGAACATCAGTCTTGTCGCCTGCTAGAACTGCACCTTGGATGGCGGCACCAGCGGCAACTGCTTCGTCTGGGTTAACGTCCTTACGTGGAGCCTTACCAAACAATTTTTCAACTGCTTCTTGTACCTTAGGCATACGTGTTTGACCACCAACAAGGATAACCTCGTCAATGTCGCTTGCAGATACATTAGCATCTTTCATAGCAACTTTACAAGGGTCAATTGAACGCTCAATTAGTTTCTCTACCATTGCTTCAAATTTAGCACGGGTAAGTTTGACATTTAAATGCTTAGGGCCACTTGCATCAGCGGTAATATATGGCAAGTTGATGTCTGTACTTGCAGAGCTAGACAATTCAATCTTGGCTTTTTCTGCGGCATCTTTTAGACGCTGTAGAGCCAACATGTCTTTCTTAAGATCAACACCGTTTTCTTTCTTGAATTCTTCAACTAAGTGATCCATGATAGCCTGGTCAAAGTCTTCACCGCCTAGGAATGTATCACCGTTTGTTGACAACACTTCAATCTGTTTGTCACCGTCAATGTTAGCAATTTCGATAATACTAATATCAAATGTACCACCACCTAAGTCATACACAGCAATCTTGCGATCCTTCTTAGATTCTTTATCAACACCATAAGCAAGTGCGGCCGCTGTTGGTTCGTTGATAATACGCAACACTTCTAAGCCAGCAATCTTACCTGCGTCTTTAGTTGCTTGACGTTGCTGGTCGTTAAAATATGCTGGAACTGTAATAACTGCTTTAGTGACTGATTCGCCTAGATAGTCTTCGGCAGTCTTTTTCATTTTGCGTAGAACTTCAGCACTGATTTGTGGAGGTGCTAGTTTTTCATTATTGGCTTCTACCCATGCATCACCGTTTTCTGCACGGATGATAGTGTATGGCATTAGACCAATGTCTTTTTGCACAGCCTGTTCTTCAAACTTACGTCCGATTAAACGCTTGGCTGCGTAAATTGTATTCTTGGGATTTGTGACTGCTTGACGTTTTGCTGTAGCACCAACAAGAATTTCATCTTGTGTGTAAGCAACAATCGATGGTGTTGTTCTTGCACCTTCGCTGTTTTCAATTACTTTAGCTTTACCGTTTTCTAGTACTGCTACACAGCTATTTGTTGTACCTAAGTCGATACCTATGATTTTGCTCATTTCTGTTCTCCTTTGTTAAGCAAGAATATATAAAGCCCTAACGGCGCTCTACATTCGTATTTATACTTTTTCTCTTTCAGAACTAAAAATATTTGACCAAATTTTTAGTTTTTCACGCTTGGCTTCTGCGGCTTTTTCAATATTGCTAAAACTAACAATATCAAGCTCTTGTAGGATTTCTACCATGGCTTGTAAATCGCCTAGTTCTTCTTCTAAATGTTCTCTGTTAGTTTTGGGTTTTCCGGGCTTTAAATTATCTAGTCCAAACCTACTTATTTTACTAACTGCTTGAATTACTTCTGCACATTCTTCTTGTAAAATATCCATTACTTCTTTTGTTTGTTTGTCCATGTTATCTCTCATTGCTAAAAGGTGCGAGATATTTGCCATCTCGTGTGGTGCTAGTACGCAAAGTGTTATAGACATTTTGTATACCAACTGCTTGATTCCATGCATCTTCTAATGCATGGTGTTTTAATACTGGAGGGCGATTAGGATTTATGCCAAGGTCAAATGCGGTACGCACATCACGTACTTGCCAAAAGTTCCAAGGTACTGCCTTGTTAATACGTTTGAAAACTGTTTCGCAAATCACAATGTCAAATGCCGCACCGTTTGACCAAACACGTTTTGCTCCCCAACAAAATTTATATAGCTGATTAAATGCATCGACTACATGAATGCGATTGTCGGGACTGAAGGCTTCGTCTTGTGCTTCTTTGCTTTGATTAGCCCACCATGCAATAGTGTCGTCGTTTGCAACAAGGCCGAGCTCGTGACAACTATCAACATCTACTTTGACATAAAAACTATCCATTGCTGGTTCTTCTATGTCCATACCAAAAGGATCAAACTTTACTGCTCCAATGGTAAGAATGGCGGCATCTGTGGATGTCGCCAATGTTTCTAAGTCAATCATTACATCTGTATTAGCCATTTAGTATCTTTCGTTATTATGATACTAAATTGTAACACAAGAATGTTGTAATGTCAATACATTTTCTTTGGTAATTGCTCTTTTTCGAGCTTCTTGCGCCAACGAGCTTTGGCTGCACCTTTGGCTCGTTTACGGGCTGTAGTTGGTTTTTCGTAAAATTCTTTTTTACGTAAGTCGTCCAAAATGCCTGCGTCTTCAACTTTGCGTTTGAAACGTCTTAGTGCTTGATTAATGTTTTCGTTATCTCTAACGGTAACACCAGTTCCTTTAGTCTTGTGATTCATCATCATCCTCTTGGTTGTCAGAAAATTGTTCTACGATTTGGTCCAAATCCCAAATTCTATTTTTTGAAATTAGGTTATATGGAGTTGTCTCGTCTTTAGTTATATAGTGTGCGTTGGGTTGTGCCAGCAGAAATGTGACAAACTTTTGAGTAATTACATCGCAGTTGTCGATATCTACAATAACTACATCTACTTGTTGTGCAACGCTTAACATCCAACTAATATCAGTTTCTTGTTCATCAAACATAAAAATGTTTAAATCATCAATGCTTTTACTTAAAATAGTTTGAAACTGTTGTTTAATGTAGTTTGAAGGCTTAACTAATAGATAACTCAAATTCATATTGAACAGTTTATCTGGTGGTGTTATTAGAGTTATTTTTCCTAAGTTCATATATTCTATCTGCAAATTCTTGTAGTCGTTCTGATGAATAATTAGCAAACTTTGGTCCTCGAGCTTTTGTTTCTTCAACAAATTCATACAAGGATGGGTCTGTAAATTTATCAATTATCAAATCTTGAAAACGATCAACATCATAGATTTTGTACAATTCGTCCTTGGGTCTTAGTCTACTTGCATTTATTCTTGACCAAAGTGTTCCGTCACTTTGTTCTGCATTTTGCACATACCCTGCTACGATCTGTCCTTGATCTGTATCTTGCCCGCTTCGTCCTTGGTCATATACGTCTTTTTTTTTGATTCTTCTGTTTCTTCTGCCTTAGGAAAGTCTGGTTCAATTGTTGCCTTTGTTTCTTCTTCAACTGCCTTTTCAGCTTCCTCAATCATCTTGTTCCATTGTTCTAACGGAACTGGTGTTTCTTCCTGTTTAACTTCTTCGATGCGTTCTTGTACACGCTCTTCTGCTTGTTTAAGAAAGTCGGGTTCAAGATCTATAGCTGGTTGCTCCGGCGCTGTTATATCACCTCCTGTGGCAGTCGACGGTGTTTCGCTAGGAATTTCTACAGGTTTCTGTACTGATGGGAATGGCCATAACGAACTGAATGGTGGCCAGTCAAAGTTTCTTTCTTTTGCCTCTTCTATTTCTTTCTTTTCTTCTTCTGTAGGTGGTTCACCTACATCTCTATCCAAGTCTGCTATTGTAGGATAGCTGTCTTGTGCTTTTTGTTGTCTGTACCAGCCAAAGGTCATTTGTGCAGCTAACAACATAATAACCGCTAATGGATCAAACACAATAACAATAAGAATAATAATCCAAGTTACAGCACGTTCTAAGAAGTTTTCATCTGCTCCTTTGTCACCGTAGATAAACTTGGCTATGTATTTTATTGGACCAACTTCTGCTTCCACCTTACGCACTTCTGCGGCAATGGGTGCCCGTTCTTCACTAAGTTGGGCAATAAGTTTCTGTTCGGCTGTAATCTCAGAAAGTAATCTAGTGCGTTCTTTGGCCTGCCCTCGACGTAACGCAACTGCTTTGTCGGCACCTTTTTCATCTTGACTTCGACCCATAACTTGGTCCACAGCCTCATCCATTTGTTTGAGTGCTTTGCGATTTGCATCGATGTTTTCCTTTGCTACTTTAATTTTTTCATCGTAGATAGCAATCTTACTTTGAACATCGCCACTTACTAAGTTTTGGTCGTTGTGTGCTTTAGATAAGAATCCAAAGATACCCATTGATGTAATTAGCATGAGAACCATAACTGCGGTAATCATGTAATATTTCATGAAACGTGGAGCACGTTCCCAATTGGCTTTTAACCAACTGGCGCAGACTAACTTGCCTACTTCCAGTGCCGATCCCATTATGATAATCGGAATGGCGGCGGCAGAAAATATTGCGGTAAGACCTACTACTGAGTAATAGATCGCTACCGCGGATATTGTTAAGCCAGTTAGGAGTAGTAACCAAGCTAGTATCATCAGATGCCTTATTCTGCTGTTCCTGATTCGTCTGTTGTTACAAGTTCGGTGCCGTCGATTAGTGCAACTGTAACATCTGCTAAGACGTTAGAAGCAGTATCAGGAGCGGCAACTGTAATTGATAACATGTTGTCAGTGCCTGCTGTTCCATTGTATACACGAACGTTTGCTGTTGTAGCATCGCGAACACCACGGACAACTAATTCTTCTAAACCTAGTAGTGTTGTTGTAATTGCTACACTACCTGCGTTGTTGTAAGAACCAGACTCTGCATAAACTGCTGCTCTAATGCTGTTGGTTAAATCTTGTGGGCGTTCATATTTTACAGTAAATGCTAAACTTGTTGCTTGACTATCGCCAGTTGTTTGGCCGCCGACTTCAATGTCTAGAATCTGACAATCACCTACACCACTTAGTCTGTTTACAATGTTGCGGAAACGCATATTTCCGCGAGCACGGTCTTGACCTAGTGATAGTGTGGTTGGCTTTGCTGAAATTTGGTTAACACCGTTACCCACGTTGTCTGAGCTGGTTGGTGTAACTGCACCGCCTGTATTACCTGTTTCTGTTGGATAGCCAGACATGTCAATAACGACACGGTAAAAGCCTGGGCTTAATTGGTTTGTATCTTGTACGAATCCTGATGGCATTTTGATGCTCCTTAATATCTAATATTTATCGTTATTTTACTTGAAAACAATCAATGCCAACAAGCCGGCTTGGACAAAGAATCCAAAGCCAATGGTTACAATATTAAGCAAATCCTTCTGGATTGTTGCTTTAATAAAGAATAAAAACAGCCCTAACCAACTGAAAAGCACCATGTCAACTGGTGGCATTTTTTCAGTTAGTCCTGTAAGCACAGCAATCATAGTAGGAATGGTTGCCATGTGTAGCAACACTACGGCAACCCATCCTGCTGTTTCTGCTGAAATGTGAGGTGCATGTTCTTTGATGTTTGCAACCCAAAGATCAAGATTAAACAAATCTTGTGTAAATTTCTTTACAACTTCTACGTTCATGTCAGTCCTCACTTATAAAAAATATGTCTACCAACTTTGGCAATTGGTTTCTTACCCCATTTAGGGTTTACATAGTCAGCATGATAATACAATGCTTGTTTAACAGAGTCAAGTCTAAATCCCTCCAATAGGACTTTCTTTGCGACTTCCATAGACTCATAATAAACTGGGCCATTCATTGGTTTCTTTAGACTAGCACTATCACAGTACCAGCTGAATTGGCAAAGCACTTTTTCATACACTATGTTCTTTTGATAAACAACCTGGCAGATGTCACTAGGGAACTGTCCACTTTCTGCACGATTGATTGTAACTTGTGCAACTGCTACCTTACCTTCAAATGGTTCGTAGCCTGCTTCATGGTATATGTTACGAGCTAGACAGTCTAGTTGTTTCTGTCTCATACTTGCTGTAACGTTGCTCACTTCTATGCGAGCTGTCTTGAGGGTTTCCAGTTTATAATTAACTGCCTTATACCCTGCGAATGTCACCGCTAGCATAGCTAGGGCGAATACTATAAATTTTATGATGCGTATCATTTCGTTTCTCCTTTACGCTGGAACAGGCGTCGCTAGCGCCGTTAATAAAAAGTTTTGGCCGTTGGCATCTCCTTGCAAAAATGGTACCTTATTTTTTAGGTACAATATATAGTTATGCCTGTGTGTCTCTGATAAAAACATAAGTTTTTAAATTATCTACGCATTTTACTTATTTCTACCGCTTGTTCGTTGCTAAAAATGGGTACAGCGTTGCTTTTATGCATGGTTCCAATGCCTTTAATCATTGTACCAGTATAAACTTTATCTGGTGCTTTAAGGCACGGTGCCATATTTGTAGGATCCAAACTAGGAATCCTTGATCCTGTATCTCTAATAAACGGTTTGTTAACCACTGGACTTATAGTTGGAGCGGCCAGACCACGTTTACGTTTTTTATCTTCTGCTTCTATTGCCCATTTCTTTTGGAGCTCTTTCCATGATTCGTCCAATTCTCTAGCCTTTCTAGCATGTTCTGCTGAGCGAAATTTTTGTTTGCCTTTCTTTTTGCCAGTAGTTGACAACCACGGACCTTCCAAATGCATACTCATATTTTTCTCCAAAAGTAATGACTATTCCAGTATTATACTATAATACCAAAATTATGTCAAGTAGCTTTGATTTATACTCGAAATGATTCGCCGCATCCGCAGCGATCACGTTCGTTTGGATTGATAAAATCGAACCCTTCGTTCAGTCCGTTTCGAACCCAATCTATTGTTAGCCCGTTTAGGTATGGCAGGGCTTTGGCGTCAACAAGAACTACAAATTCGGGCTGGGCGTAGTTAGTTACACCCAGTTCCGCAATATACTCATCAACATATTCTATAGTGTATGCCAATCCACTACAGCCTGTGGTTTTAACTCCTACTCGAATACCTACACCTTTACCACGTTTTTCAAGTAGTTGTTTAATTTTTTTATTGGCTGTGTCGGTTACGGTAATCATTTACTGCCGCTTTGATAGCGTCTTCTGCCAATATGCTACAGTGAATCTTAACGGGCGGTAGAGCAAGTTCAGTTGCGATATCTGAGTTCTTGATAGTACCTGCCTCGTCAAGTGTCTTGCCCTTGAGCCATTCAGTGACAAGACTAGAACTGGCAATAGCACTACCGCAACCATAAGTCTTAAATTTAGCATCTTCAATTATGCCTTGATCGTTGACTTTAATCTGCAATTTCATGACATCGCCACAAGCAGGTGCGCCAACCATTCCGGTACCCACGCTAGGATCAGACTTATCAAAACTACCCACATTACGAGGGTTTTCATAATGATCGATTACTTTGTCGCTGTATGCCATACCAAATTCCCATTTTGGTATTTATTATTTGCCAGAAGCTTCCTTGCGAGCGTTTTTAACTGCTGTAACGTCGTTGCGAACTTCTTTACAAAGTTTGGCTAGTTCTTGTAAATGCTTGCGAACACGAGTTCCTGCTGCACCTACTTCTTTGTCGTAAAACTTTTCGAAATCGCCTTCCATTGCCTCTACTATTGCTGTGAATTCAGCGTGTCTATTTTGTGCCATATTAATTCTCCTTATGGTGAGCTATGTGCTCTACAAGTAATTTAGCAAAATAGAATGGTAATGTCAAAGGATTTGATTAAGGGCCAATTTTGCCTGCATCCACATCTGGACTACCAGTATTAATAGTAGCGCCTGATGCCATGATTGCTCCAACTACAGCTATCCGTTTATCTTCAACATAAACAGTAACAATACTAGATACCACTGTATCACCTTTTACTGTTTTTGATCCCTCTGTGGCCGCTACAAATGGAGCATCATTTAAGAAAACAGTTGTTTGAGGAGCAACTTTGAGCAGCTCTCTTGCATAATCTTTGGATATTCTAGCGACAGCTGGCATGATTATTGTGTATAAGGGAGAGGATAAGTTCCTGCACCAACCGCCGCACTCTTAGCATCGGCAGCAGTAGCAGGTAATATATTTTTTAGCAGACGATCTTTTATTTTTGCAAAATATTCTGCTATTGATTTATAAGTTTCTGTTCCTGTTATCCATCCTACAACAGTATTTGCTGCGTATGTTGTAGTTTGGACCACTGCTGTTTCGGCAACAACAGCTTGTCTCATAACATTGGCATCTTTAATTCCGTTTAAGATTTGTGTTGCCATTACTGGTTCTTGCACTACAACTCCTGCTTGTTTTTGAAGGCTAACATTAAAATTATTTGTTTTAATTTGATTAGTTGCTTTGGCCGCTAATACTATAGATTTAGTAGATATGTTTGGAGTTATTGAAGCCACTGCTATTGGAAGGTTATCTACTGCTGGAGGTATTTGTTTCCAATAATGATCAATTTCACGCAGGCCTTTATTGATTTCGTTTAGAGATGCTTGTATGCCTTCGAGTAAGAATATAATTTCTCCGTAGTATACTCCAATAAGGTATGCATGATCAGTACTTACTGTAACGGTTACAGGACTAAAAGGCGGAGTAGAACCGGCCGGGTATGGAGTATTTGTAGTACCCGGTTGAGGGTTAGCAATTGAAATATATTTTCCGCCGAGAGACATTTTAGCCTATGTTAGCAGTCGGGTCTGGCAACACACCAGCACCAGTGATGGCACTCTTTACATCGCCAGGTGTTGGAGGTAAAATAGTTCCAAGTAAAGTGTTCTTTGCCTTACTTAAGAAACTTTCTATACCACGATAAGTTTCTGTCGTTGCTATCCATGTTGCAAGAGCTGCGGCTTGTGTAGAAATATATGAAGTCACCGCACCTTCAGCAACAGCAATACTATTCATCTGCACGGAGTCTTTTACTGTTTCTGTAATCTGTTGAACAATTGGCGGTTCAACAGGAATTTTTTGTCCAGTTTCTTCTAAAGACGATTTAGTTGCTGCAACTTGGAAGTTGTTAGTTTTAATTTGATTACTGGCGGCGGCAGCTTGAATCACTGTCTGAGCCGCGGTTGCTGTAGCAATACTGGCAACGGCAATTTGTAGATCTTGTAATGATTTAGAACTTACGCTGGTATGATTTTTCATTTCACGTATTGCTTTATTAATCTCATTACAAGCAGCTTGGATACCTTTTAAGTTGGCGGTCATTGCCGTTGTTGATGCACCAATAGCTAATGCTACTGGATCTAGATCCACTGTTGTTGTACCTGGCCCTGTCATTGTAATTACTGTTGCCATATAAATCTCCTAACTTATAGGATATTTATGCTAGTTTAATACCGGTAGTACTTTCGATGAATTGATCAGCAAACCCTTTATCGGTTGCTTCACAGACTGTAACTGTAGTTTTAAGTAATTTGATTTCTTTATCGGGACTAACAGTGAAAAGGTATGGCATTAGTCCAGGTCCTTTTTGTCCCATACCAATAACCATTGGTTTGCTTAATTTGTAATACGTTGCTGTTTCTTCTGTAAGTTTTGCAACAAGTTCTTCGCCGCTTGTAAGTTTTAATGTAACTACTTCGCCTGCGGATACGCCTTTATCAATTAACATAGTTTTCCTTTATAGTGTTGTCCAAAATTCTTCTGGTTTTCCTGCAAGTCCTTGGAACCCGCCTGGAATTAAAATTCCGTCTTTGAAAATTTGAGGTACAGAACGAAGACCTTGATCGATTAAGAATTCTTTTTCTGATTCATTTTCCTCAATGTTTACGGAAATGTACATCTTGCCTTTGCTTTCTAACAAGGATTTAGCTTGGTCGCAAAATGGGCAGTTGTTTTTGGTATAAACTTTAATCATAGTATTTCCTTAAAATTACATTATAAACTTGGTAAAGCTTCATAGTCAATAGCATCTGACATAACACCAATAACATAATTGGTTGACTCACTTTCTTGTAAGGCTGTTTGTTTTTTGCTCGTATCACTATGTTTGTTAAACCAAGGAATTGGTGTTGACTTTGGCGATGGATTGTTATACTTAATGCCAATATCTTTTAATGCGCCAGCAGCAGTATAATCGACAAAGTCTTTTAGAATGTTGGCATTGAGACCGATAACTGGTCCTTTCTTAAACAAGTAATCAGCCCATTCTTTTTCTTCACGTATAACATCTATATACATTTGGTACACTTCAGTTTCGCATTCTGCTTTTACTTCAGCAAAACGAGTATCTTCCTTAACGACTTGATTAATAAGGAAAGCAGTCCACCCTTTGTGTAGCAATTCATCTTGTAGGATAAGGCTAATAATGTTACCGTTACCAATAAAGATTTTATTCTCTACCATTGCTAGACTTGTAGCAAACGATACCATAAAGCGGAATGCTTCTAATGCATAGCTGGCGTTAAGTGCCATCCAAATTGCTTTAATGTGTGTTTTTTCGTTTATCTTTTCACCTGCTTCTTTTCGACAGTTGATTTGATGTAGTGCTTCGTAGTAGTTACCTACGCTTGACGCCATGTCTACAATTTCTTTAGTGTCGTGAATAGTGTTGAACACTTCTTTAGGCACGTTGTAGATGTTGCGAATGATATGACTGTAACTACGACTATGAATATTAGTCTCAAAGAATGTCCAGTTATAGACTAGTGCTTCTAACTCAGGCAGGCTTACGACCGGAGTAAAGATTTGACTTGGGCCGCGACCTTGCAAACTGTCAAGAGCAGTTTGCCTAAGCAGGTTGCTAGTGAAGATATGTTTAACTGCATCTGATGCATCCTTAAAGTCTTGTGCGTCTTTTGTTAGACTAACTTCCTCAGGGACCCAAAAGAATCCTCTAGCTGTAGTTTCAAAGTCCGCAATCTTTTTATATTTTACTTCTTCAAACCGTTGAATAGTAACAGGACCTTCTGGGTCAAGAAACATTTTTCTTGCTAGGTAATCTGTCTTTGTGTTTAAGTTATATTGTGCTTGACTCATTTTGTTTCCAATTCAATTTTTCCGTCTACTACTTTAACTCCTGTAACTTGTTTACCATTAACATACACAGGAGTTTCATTCCAATCTTTTTTGATTGTTGCGGCATTTGGTTTGTAGGCAACTTGTTGCCAGGCCTTAAATATTTCCTGGTATAAATCGTAAGCGTCCATTATAATTTACATGCCTCGCAGTCTTCTTCTAATAGTTCTACTTCAACATGATGCCCATTCATTCCAGCTGTGTGATGTCCATTTACTTCTTGTGCAACTTCAACAGCCTTACTTCCTGCTTTATTAATCAAACTATAATAGAATGTTTTGATTCCCCACAGGTGTGCCTGCATTAAGTTTTTAGCAATTAGTGTAGTTGGAACTTTGCGTTCTGGAAAATGTGCTGGATTGTAGAATGTGTTTGTGCTGATACTCTGATCCACATAAGCCGCTAGTACTGCTGCTGTTTTTAAGTAATTGGCACAGTCTTTCTGTTCCCACATCATTTGATATTTGTTTTTGAGTTTATGATACTCAGGGACAACTTGTGTAAAGGAACCTGCTTTGCTTTCCTTAGTTGAAATAAGCGACATAGGCATTTCAATGCCATTAGTGCTATTAATAACAACACTGGAACTTTCCACAGGGGCAATTGCCATAAGAGTTGCATTGCGTACTCCATATTGTTTCATGTTTGTGCGAAGTGTTTCCCAGTCAAGCTCAGGTGTAAAGTCAGCAAGTTCGTTTACTCCTTTAGCTCTTAGTTCCCAAGGAAATACTCCTTTTCCGTATCGAGTCTTGTTGCTGTGTAGACAAGCACCACGCTCTTTGGCTAACTCAACTGTAGCTTCGGTTAGATAATATGCTTGATGTTCCATCCAACTTTTTACATCTTGTAGTGCGTCTTTATCGCCGTACTTGAGTCCACGCTTGGCATGCCAATATGCTAGATTAGTAACGCCAATTCCTAGTGGTTGGATTTCTTTATTGCTGAGTTCTGATTGAATACTGAGGAAGTCTTGATAATCCAATATATTACACAAACTGCGTTGAAGAATACGGCAAGCCCTACGCATATCCTCAGGATTGCGGAATGCTCCCCAGTTGATACTACCAAGTGTGCATAGAGCAATGCGACCGTCAGCATCATCCAGGCGCTTAAAAGGCTTAGTTGGTAAAAGTATTTCACAGCATAGGTTACTCTGGTAAATTGTATGATACTCAGGATCAAACGGTCCTTGGTTCATAACGTTGTCGACGAACACAAGATAAATGCGTCCGGTGTCAGTACGCTCTTTAAGAATACCACCCTTGAATACTTCCTCCGCGGCCATAGTCTTTTTGCGTAGACCTTTCTGACGTTCGTATTTAACATAGAGCTCTTCAAACTTTTCTGTGTTACTGTAGAAAGCTTCGT